AAATAGCATCGATACCTGTATTAATGATCTCGGTACTCGTTTCAAAAATGAGATGAAAAGCTTGATGACTCTGAAATTTCAGTTATTTTGAGAAAACCGAAAACTTGACCGCGCGGAGTATATCAGTTAGAAACCATAAAATTCTTTGTAGTATCGTCAATTTTGCCGATCTTGCAAATCGTCTATCATAGTCTATATTTAAAACCGTATCGGTTGTTAGTTTATTGCTATTCAAGATATAAATAGCTAGTGGTTAACAATTAGTCTCCGGTTTTTTATGTATTAATTCCAACTTACGCACCTATTCTTTTCCTAGACACTAAAGGTAGATTTAATGAAATCAAAAGTACTCGCTATACATCTATTAGCGTCCATCACAATGTTTGGGCACTCAAATACATCATTCGCTGAAACTTGCTTTATCGCAGAAGGCGACGTTATTACACAAAACATTAATGACACTCAACAAATTGGAGAGATTACCCTTAATTTGCTAAACCCCTCCTACAATCCAGTCTTTACCAAGACCGGTTCTCTGGTTGGCACCGTTACAGGTGGTGGATTTGATGTGTCATTACTATCTCATGTAGCAACTTTCTCTAACTCACAAAGATTTATTACCCAAGATGATGAAGCTAGAATAACCGGTGTGCGAGCCTTAGATTCCGAAGGATTACCGTGTTCGTTCTATATTAATGAAAAGATCACCAAAATTATTACAGGAACTGGATTTTTCAACAACGTTAAATCTGTCGACATCGATGCTGTAGGTTATATTAGCTATTGCCCCGGTGAAAATATAAATGAATTTACTATCTCGGGCCAAATCTGCAAATAACATCGCACCTAAAATCGATTAATCACTCGCTCGATACAAGCGATAAGGTTTATCTTCAGGCTGTAATGCCTTTATGGTTAAGTCTGATTTTATAAGGTCTCTAGCCATAATATGTAATAACTTTTTATGATAGACAACTTGATTTTAACAGTTATTACATAAGTTATTACACTTTATGCTGGATTGTGGTGTTTTTCCTCGGACTACTACAGACACAAAAAAACCCGTGAAGCCAGTCAGCTTACGGGTTTATGTACGTCCTAGGACGTTGTCGAACTAATCTATGGTGAGGGCCTAAATCAAAAAGCCTGATAATAAAGACATTGTTACCAATTTAAAAAAAGTTGCTACAAAAGTGGCTACATTTTTATAGCACTGAATAACTCAAAGAACACTAACAGAAAGCATTACTTTCATAATTAATTAACGATCTATAAATTACAATTAATTTATAATTATCAATCTGTAGTAACCTTATATGCTTTCTTATAATCAGAATTAAGGTTTACAATAAATTTCAGTAAATGATCGGCAGAATATATTACATCATCCATTTTTGATTTCAGGTCTAAAAGATCCTCTTGAGTTATAGAGTCAGGTGTCTCAAGTAAAATATCAATTAAACAATCCGTGTTCCTAATTAAAAAGGATTGTTGTAGCAACTCTTTAATTTCTTCATGAGTTAAGAACCCATATTGTTGAAAATAATTACTTGACTTAAATTCACCAAACTTTGACCACAAAAGCCTTTTCTTTAATTCTCGTTTAGATTCATCAGTATCATCAATACGTGGTAATTCAGTTGAAGCATAATGGTAATGTTGTAGTGAATGAGTAAGTTCACCAACAAGTGAATTAATTAAAATTGTTGTTTTTTCATCATTTTCTTTTTTATATGCAAATCGTCCTCCTAAAAAAGCAATGATGGCAGCAAAGATAGCTCCGATTGCCAGTTTATATTCCATTCTATACCCCCTTAAGTTTTAAAGTTTGATCAAAGAGCACTAATTAACTGCTCTCTAATAGATAGATAATATCTAACATTCCTTCTATGTCAACATAAAAATTAACGACCAATAAAAGTAGAAAGTAAATTTATTCAATTATAAATACATTGGATAACTTGATAATTCTCTCAAACCAGTAAACCCCTCACTAGGGATTAAAACCAATTTCCCCAAAGCAGTCACTCTATATTTTTGATGAATATTTGTGGTTTTAGTAAAAATCTTATACTTAAAACTATAGATTTTTCTAGTAGAAATACCCTTCTTTTTTAAAGCGTGGCTTTTTGCCTGTTTAAAGACCTGTTTAATAACTTCATCAGGATCTTCTTTATGATCTTGAGTATTTATCCAGGATTTTTTTAACGCTCTATAAAATCGTTTGGTATTAGCTGAATGGTTTATTGCTTTTTTTTTCGCCATTTTGATTTCTTTTTTCGGTTTAACCTAGATGGTTTGAAGTTGTCATCATTCACAAGTGATTTACCAATTCAATTGAGGGTTTAAAAATAGGTTGAGCCGATAATAAACATGCCAGTAAATTATCGGCTCAGAGGTGCTGGTTTGTAACGCTCCAGCTCGCGCACCATAACCTAGTTTTTAAGTTTTTAAGTTGTTAAGCCATCAACAATGGCTGCAAATGATTCAGGATGCCTTACCGCCACATCAACATCTTGCAAGCCGATCACCCTAACTGTTCCTGCAGTACCACCGGTATAGGGATCAACCGTTAAATCTAAACCTCCCCACAAGCCAATTAATAAATCATTCCAGTTCCCAAAAATAGCCGCTGAACAAATTCCTGTTGCAGCACCTTTAGTTAAATCACTTGGAACCGCATTAGTAACCGTGGAAAAATAATCATTAACAATATTCCCAGGTTCCCACACTTGGCGCTCGCCATAAGTGCCATTAGTAAACGTACGCTTTAACTTACCGCGAACTTTCGCATTAGTTAAATAACCTAAATTACTGACACCAGCATTTTTTGAAGTCACCGCCGTTTCAAGATCAATCATGTGATCAAAAGTTAAATCAGCACCATCTGTGCCGCCAATGACAGAACCAATACCAGCCGTATTTAAAATACCTAATGGCTGATTAGCTGCACCTGTGCCATTAATTGCCGCATGCTCAATACCTAAAGCAATCGATCTTGCAATATCCAGTCTTATTAACATTTCTGCATTAATTGAAGACTGAGCCAAAAACTTACGACTAATGTCTGTAAAAGTACCGACTGTTTTTGGGCTAAGCGGAACTTGACTCAGCGTTAGTTCTGACTCTGTGACCGGGTCACCTTCTGCAACCCAATAAACCGAACTGCTTCCACTCTGCCTAGGTATAGAAACGTTTCCAACTAAATTTTCTAGAAATTGAGCACCTAACGTAGATAAAACCATTTCATTGCGTAGTAAATCAATAAAACTCATGTGAAGCAGATTATCAGCAACTAGATTTCCACCAGCTGAAGGAGTAGCCACATTCAAATCACGTTGATAATTATGCTTAAATGCTAAAGCCTCCATAGGAATAACAAAACCCCTTGAAGATTTACCCGAGCTCTTTTGAGCCGCGCTACATGCTTCCAATTCAAAACTAGCTGCTTCCCTAGCTTTTCTATCTTGTGGATTAGCTCCAGCATTAAGCAGTCTTAAAAAACTAAAATCAGAGGCTTCTTTATTAGATAAACCAATATCAGAATAGCCAAAAGAACCAGGAGCTGATGTTTTTGATCTGATTTTTTCTTGTGGCAACTCTTGAAGAATACGTTTTTCCATTTCTTCAACGGTTAATCCATTAGCAATAGCATCTTTTGCAATCGCTTCACCATTAAAGTTTTGATACCTTTGACCTAAATTGTTAAGCGCTTTGGTTCTCTTGCGTTCATCGTTTAATACTTCTGCTCTAACTTGATCCCGATCTATAACCGGTGTTTCTTCACTTGCTGTTTTCATAACTTGAATTTCCTTGGTTTTACTTTTAATTTCTTGGTTACGTCCAATTTGGGCGTTTATATCGGCGGGAATAGATACCACTGATACCTCGTAGGGCTCCCAGTCGATAGCTCTATAGGTTTCTATATTGCCTTCGGTACTATCAACCACCATTTCATAAATACGATACCCTACTGATATACTCTGCCGAATACCGTCTTTTACATCTTGAAAAATTTCTTCTGCGCGCGCTGATTTTGAAAACCTGACAACAGCTCTTGCAATACGATCAGCGCCGATAGTCACAGATTCAATCACACCAATCTGATCTTCAGGGTTATGATCCATTAACAATGGACCTCCCTTTTTTATTCGATCCAGGCGAATTGAACCTGGCTTATGATCTAAAATCTCATTACCAAAGATTCTTTCAACAGCTGCTTCACTTGAAAAGGCTAAATTAACCGTTCTGTTTTTCTCATCGATAACAGACTTTTCAAGGCTGTATTTCCGCTGCAAGGTTTCGGGTATTTGAAGTCGTTTATTCATGCTTACACCGTCAATAAATCTTTAATAACGGCAAAACTACCCGGCTGACGTAGGCCAATAGCCACATCAAACCAAACTGTAATCCGAACACCGCCATTAATCCCCATGCTATGCCTATCAACCACCACATCTAATGCGCCCCACTGAGCAACCACTAACTGATCAAATGATCCAAAAACCATAGCGGAGCATAGGCCGACTGAAGTACCTTTATCAAGATCACTTGGAACCATGCCAGTTAAGCCGATAGGGTAACCAGATAAACCGCCATCATTAGAATAAATAAACTCGCTACCCGTGGCCTTTTCTCGTCTTTTTAACTGAGAAGAAACCGCGTGATTAGTCATCCATCCAGGATTGTTTACAATGCCACCAGGAACAGAAACAGCCGCTTCAAGGTCGCATATTTTGTCCCAGGTGGGTAAAGCGCCATTAGTGCCCATTGCAACAACGGGAACACTCGCATGATTTAAAATTTCTAATACTGCTAACTGATCAATTTTTGAAGCAACCGCACCATGAATTTCTTTTTCAATAAATTCATCAATGGTAATACTGCTTTGTTTGATTAGCTTTCTAGATAAATCAATTTGAACGCTATATTGTTCAGGTGTTAATGACACCATCCCAAAAACAGGATCTTGTTTAGTTGCTGAGGTGTTTTCCGCTGTATTGGTTAATGCAACACCGCTGGAAATAGTTGGAAGATCAACATTGCCGATTAAGTCATTTAAAGGAATTGCTCCCAATTTAAAAACTTGTGACTGATCACGTAATGAGGGGATAAGCTCACCAGTGTGCGATGTTTCAACCAGGTTTCCACCCGCTGAATCGGTGCCGGTGTTTAAATCTCTTGAGCTAAGGTAAATACCTTGGGCCGGTTTTCCGGTTTCTTCTTCAATATATCGTGATAATTCATACTCTAAAGCCGCTTCACTTGGATTACGTGCCATTTGTGCATGAATAGCCCTAGATATTGAGGGTTTTCCTTTGTTGGTAAATTCTGAATGCATAATAATTACAGGTTTTAAATTTCAGTAATTACATTTTTACAGCCTTATTGTCAGATTAGAACCTACTGCTCATATGACTAAATCAAGCCAGGCGGTAAGGCGTTCTTGATAATTTCATGCAATGGTTTTTTACCAGGAAGCTTTCCTCCGCCATACTTCACGGCATAAAACAGGGATTTTTTAAATTCATTATAGTTTTCAGGCGGTTCATCAAAATAACGAACTCTAGGCCAAACTATCGAACAAAATTTACTTACTTCTTTGCTTAACCTCTGACTTCTTCCCCAGGATGATAATTTTTCATCATCAGAAACTAACTCCCAGGCTTTCAATAAATGATTATCACGTATTTCAAGAAGCAAAACGGTTTTTGCCTTACGACTTCCGTTTTTTCCATTCAATCCACACGCTTCATCCAATGTTTCTACACCGCCAAAAAGATAACTTTCTAGTGAATCCGTAAACCACATGCTTAAATCTTCAAGCTTTCCAGCTTTCCAGCTTTAGCCATTTCATGCAATTTTAATAAATTCTCTGCCACATCTTTCATTATGTTTTATCGCCCTATATCCTAGCTTGGCTTTAATAATCATTAACTACCAAACGAAACGAAACGCTCCAAAATAAAATACAAAAATTCTGAGTTTCCGCGCCTTTCATTACCCGCAACTATTGAATTTACTAAGAGTACCTTTTACCTGAGAGAACACTCTCAGGTAACAA